AGAAAATCCGAGTTTTCCTTGTAAAATAAGGCTTTATAACTGTTTTCAGCTTCGTATATATCACATATGGAAAACAATGAAATCAGCTTTTCTTGGCTGATAAAACAGAGAATATATAATTGTCGAAAGACATTATAATATTTCGTCTAACACATGGATATATTTTAGTTGCTGTGAAGCCATGTGAAAAACTTGTGTATGTGTGTAAGAAATCAAGTGAGTTCAGCAAGCAAAAACTTGTACCATACATATTCTGTGGAAGTAATTTGAAGGCTATTATCATTATGATACGTGAGTCAAAGGCGTTTTCAAGCAGAACAATTCTAAAGATTATTTCTAAGATTGGTACATATTCATATTGTACTCCTCTTCTTATATATGTCGGTGGCTGTACTACAATTCTTGTGGTATGGTCACTGATAATTCTTAATCTCCTATAGCTCAGTTTGGCAGAGCACTCGACTTTTAATCGAGTTGTCGATGGGTTCAAATCCCTCCACACTCACTCTCTTCTGCTATTCAGCAGAAAATAAATCAAAGGATGTGAAAATTATTAAACAGATTTCTAAAAGTGAAA